AGCACCGCCAGCGCACGGCCGAGTTCATCCAAGCTGCGATACTCCACGGTCCGCCCGTCGAAGGTCACGCGCGTGGTGCCGCCCGTGTAGGCCGCGGCGAGCGCGGCCGCGCGGCTGCCGGCAGGCTGCGCCAGCGCCCAGGCTAGGACGTCAGGGTTCATCGGCGATCGTCCTGCCCCTGCTGTGCGTCAAGGCTTCCATCCGACCCGCTTGCGGAGCCGGTGATCTCAGCGGCAGTGTTCGGCATCGAAAGAAGTCGGGACGCCACCGTGTCGAGCTACTTGCCAGCAGTGTTCGGCCTCATCGGCACCATCGTCGGTGCGACGATCAGCGCGTACTTCACCTACGTGAACAGTAATGTCTCACGGCGGACGAAGCAGGCTGACCTGTATCGCATGATCAAGGCAGAGCTTCTGAACCTTTCGCGTCACTGCCGAATTACCGCGGACGAACTCCAGGCAATTGAAGATATCGGAACTTCGCGGCTGCGGATGTCGCGCTACAGGGATGGGGGCTTCATGGCCTTGGATACAAAAGAGCTGTATCTGCTGAACGAAAATCTCTGCCAGGATATGATGCAGATCGTGCTTCATGCACGGAACACCGACATTGAGATTGATCATATGCTTGAGTCCATCAAGACCGGAAAGCGCGAGAGCTACCGGCCAGGTGAATGCGCTCATCTGGTGGCGCGGATGCGGCTTACCGTTCGCATCGCCGAGATCGTGCTTGAGCACCTCAAGAAGCACGAAAGAAGGCCTGAGCGCTACAACGAGCCCCGCATCAACTGGTGAAGCGGGATCGTGCGCATCCGCGGCGACTGCCACGTGCCGGGGAATACTACCGTACCTCCAACCTCGTTCTTCGGGTGCCTCACCGCAACCAGCCGCGGCGCGGAGCAAGCCAGCCACGCGGGCGATGGGTTTCTGGTGCGGCCGGCGGCAACGCCGGAGCGACATCCCCGCCGGTGGGAAGTTCGGCCGCCGGCAGCGACAGCGCATCGGCCATCCGCGCCCAGCGCCCGTCGCCCCAGCCATCCATCCCCAGCGCCGCCGCGGCCGCGCGGGCGTAGACCCGGCAGTCCAGCGCCTCGTTCCGCTCGCGCGTCTTCACCCACTCCAGCCGACGGAAGCCGTTCCGCCCAGCACGGGCCACCAGCTGTTCCGCCGTGATCTGGCGGCAGAACTCCTCGCCCGCCGCATGCACCGGCAGGTGCACATAGCCCGGCGGGAAGGGATCGCCGCTCTCCTCCGTCGGCCGGTCGAGCTTCAGCCAGCCATAGGTCTCGGCCTTCAGAAAGGACGAGCCCACCGGCCAGACCTTCAGCCCGCCGAGCTTCCGGCCGTTGCGCCGCACTTCCGTCGCCGCCGGCTGGCCGACCGAGGCGCGAAGACCGTCCTGGCCTTTCACGGCGATGGCGCGGCCCGCGCCGGCGCGCCGCACGAAGGCGTACACCTCCGCGGTGGTCATACCGTCGCCGCTGTCGATCGCCGCCATGGCGACCGGCAGGCGGTGCCCGCTCTCGTGCCGCCAGGTCTCGCCCAGCAGCAGACGCAACTCCTCCCACACCGCCGCATCGAACGGGTTCCCCGCCAGGACGCGGTGCTCGACGAGCCACGACTGCCGGTCCGCCCCCCAGGCCCAGAGGCTCGCCTCGAGGCGGTCGCGCTGCACGTCGACGCCAGCGGTGAGCAGCAGCCCGCCCATCGGCACGGTGCCGGCCGGCCAGTGCTCGCGGCGGTCGTAGAGCCGCTGCCAGTCCGGCGCCTCGCCCGCCTCCTGCCAGGTCTCGCCCAGCACGGTGTTCCGGAAGGTCTTGATGGCCCGGTCGTCGCCCTGGGCGGCGAGCCAGAGACGGGTAATCTCCGACCAGGGCATCCAGCCCGGCGGCGAGTAGAGCGCCGAGATGTGGAAGCCGATCGCGTGCGGATCCGTCGCGGTGGCGGTGGCCCGCCACTCCCCCGCGGCCAGCATCGCCGCCTTGTGCTGCTCGCCGATCGCCCCGTCGCAATCCTCACACAGGTACCGCGCCGTCTCGGGCAGGCCCTCGTCCCAGGCCAGCCGCTCGAAGCGCAGATGCTGGCGGTGGCCGCAATGCGGACAGGGCACGAGATAGCGCCGCTGGTCGGTCGCCAGATACTCCCGCTCGATCCGCGACAGCCCGGCGATGGTGGGCGTGCTGACAAGCAGCATCTTGCGCCGCCAGCCGAAGGTGCGCGCGCGCGCCTCGGCGAGCGCGATCGGGTCGCCCTCGCCCTCGACGTCGCCGGGATAGGCGTCGATCTCGTCGAGGAACAGAAACCGCGCCGACATGGAGCGCAGGCCAACGGCACTGTTCGCGCCGGTCATCACCAGCTGCCCGCCGGGGAACTCCTTGCTGAGCTGGCGGTTGCCGCTGTCGCGCGACCGCGCCGGTGCGACCCGCTCGCGGATCGCCGGCGTCTCCTCGACCAACGGATCGATGCGCTGGTCGGAGAAGCGCTTCGCCAGTTCCGTCGTCGGCTGCACCGCGAGCATCGGCCCGGGCGCGTGGTGGATGACGTAGCCGATCCAGTTGTTGCCGCACTCGGTGCCGCCGACCTGCGCGCCCTTCATGAACACGACGCGCCGCGCCGGGTGGGCCGGCGACAGCGCGTCCATGATCTCGCGTAGGTAGGGCGTGCGCGCGGTGCGCCACGGCCCCGGCTCCGCGGAGCCGCGGCTGCCGAGTAGGCGATGTCGGTCGGCCCATTCCGACACGAGCAGCGCCGGTTCCGGCGCCATGCCGTCGCGCCAGGCCTGCAGGATCTCGGCGTCGCCGTCGAAGCGGCCAAGCTCGTCGAGGAGGTGCTCGCCGACCATCAGCCAACGCTCACCCGGACGTCATGCCGTGCCGCGAGGTGCCCGCGCAGGCGCGTGTCCATCATCGTCTGCAGCCGATGCGCGTCGACGCCGAGCTCCGCCGCCATCTCGGCGGCGACGCGGGCCGGCCAGGCAAGGATGGCGTCCCGCTCCTCCTTGGCGAGGCGGTGCACCAGCAGTAGGGCACGCGCCTTGTCCACCAGCTTGCCCTTGCGCTCGTCGAGCCGCAGCCGGCGCTCCTGCGCCTTGAGCACCTCGTTCGCCGTGCGCGCGTCGTAGAAGGTGTTCTGGGCGGCGCGCGGCAGGGGATCGGCGGCCGGCGGAATCGCGGCGACAGGCGGCGGCGATGCGGGCCGGGGTGCTGCCACTGCTGGCTGCACCAGAGTCGCGGTCTTCCGGACAGGATCGCTGCTGTCCGCCAGCCGCGCCCGGACCTTCTCGATGTCCCACGCGCCGTCCGCCTCAGGCGCGATGCGGCCTGCGCGCTGCGCCTTCTGCAGCGCCGTGTGGGAGATGCCGAGGCGGCGCGCCACCTCGCGCTGCGAGGCCACGCGGCCCGGCTGCGCGGTGGCGATCATGATGTGATCGAGATCCCTCGAAGAACGCAATCGCCGTCGCGCCGATGGCGCTTGGCTCAGCCCCCGCCGCAGCGCGAATGGTCCGTCACGCGCGGAGCACCGCGCATTAGACGGAGACGAAGATGACCGACCGCGAAGCCCGCGCCGCCCGCAACCAGCAGAAGAGCCTCGAAGCCTTCCTGCAGCAGAAGGCCCGCTTCGACGCGATGGTCGCGGAGCTTCAGCAGATGAGCGCGGACCACTTCGGCGCGGATCCCGAGGACGTCCTCTGGGGCAAGGCCGCGACGCTCGAAAACTGGAACAGCCGACTGGCGAGCGTGACGGACTGCTACTTCAAGCGCGGCGAATTCGCCGAGTAGCGCGCCGCGCCTGCCGCCACGCGGCGCCGCCACCGCCCCGACAGGCCAGGCCTGCGGGGCTCGGGGTGGTAGCACCCGGCTGGTCGGGTGCCGAACCGGAGACCCCGACGATGAAGCTTTCCGACACCCAGCGCGTGATCCTGAGCGCCGCCGCGCAGCATGACACGCTGCTGGCGACACCGCCCGCAAAGCTCCCCACCGCCGCGCGCCAGGCCGTCCTGCGCAGCATGATCGCGAAGGGCCTGCTGGAGGAGGTGCTGGCCCCGCGCGAGGCGATCGCGCTCGGCTGGCGGCAGGACGAGGACGCGGCGTGGATCGCGCTGCGCATCACCGCGGCGGGACTGGCGGCAATCGGCGTCGAGCCAGAGGCCACGGCGCATGTCCCGGACCCCGAACTCGGCGGTCTGACCCCAGCCGAGTTCGAGGAGGAGCAGGAACTCGCGCAGGCCGCGCTCGATGCCGGCATCGATCTCAGCGTCGCGCCCGAGGATGCGCCCACAGCGCCCGCGCCCGCCCCGCGCGCCAGCCTGCGCGACGCCGCCGCGGCGGTCCTGGCCGCTTGGGACGCCAGCCCGGCGCAGGACGCGACCGACAACCCGATCAGCCGCGCCAT